GGCGGCCAAGGAGAGCGAGAAGCCCAAGGCGCCCGCGCTCATTCAGGAGGATCAGGTCGAGCAGATCTGCCGCATCTTGGACAATGCCGGCATCCCGGACTCAGCCTTCTTGGCTGCTTTCGAGGTAGGCTTGGTCTGCGAGCTCGAGGCGACCCGGTACGAGGCGGCGATGGCGTGGCTTCAGAGAAACTCCCCATGAAGGGCATGGCGATCTCCGTGCTCTGGAACCTCCTCGGGCTACTCTGCGTCGCCGGCGGCCTCTTCATCGGCGCGCTCGCGATTTTCGGGGCCGCCCACTGGTTCGGTTTCTCTTTCCTCGCGGTGGTGGCCTTCTATTCGGTGGAAGCGCTGGGATGGCTCAGGAAAAAATCCCCATGACCTTCGGCATTCAGGAGATGGCGCTCTGCCTTCGGCCGGACGAGGCGCGACGCTTGGCCGCGCTCCCGCGGGATGTGGAGATCGTTCGGGTCTGGGAGGGCGACTTCCCCGAGAACGTGATTCCGAAGCCACGCGCTTGGGTGCCTGACGATGAGCCGCCGGAGCCCCTCTATCCCCAGAAGCACTTCTTCGTGCATATCCGCTCGAGGTTCTGCACCTTCCGGGCTCCCCGGGCGCCCCTCGAGATCGAAGACTTCGATCACTTCCTCGAGCGGTATCTCTCGATGGCTCAGAGCTACATCGACCACGTTCGGGAGCATCGTTGAGTGCAGGGCACCGATGCGAGATACCAGGGTGCAATCGATGGCTCAAGATGCACTACTGTGCTTGCAATCAGCACCGCGCGTTTCTGGAGTTCGACCTTCGCGTGCGCCTGCAGCACGGGTGGCTGCACCGCAAGACCTGGCCCGAGGAGTACCGGATGGTCAAACAAGAAGCGCTCGATCTGATCGACCAACGTCTCGGGAGAGCGGTCAATGAGCCTCAAAAAACATGACTTCTGGGTGCCGATCATTTTTGCGGCGGTGGCGATCCTCTACCTTTTTTTCCTGTTTCTCATCGTCGCCCCCGCCTGGTTCGTGCTCTTGCCTTTGAGCCTCATCGAGAGAGTCCGTGTGTGGGTCACACGGCAACCGACATGAGCGAGGCGGAGCGCTGCCGGCGGGCGTTGAAGTGGGTGCTCAAGAATTGGTGCACGGCGCCTGATGCTGCGCCCGTGTCTGATTTCATCGATATCCTGGAAACGAACCGGCGGTACGGCGGCCGCCTGCCTCCGGAGGATATTGGCGAGACCCTGACTCAGGTGGCCGCGGAGATTTACCTCGAAGCCGACCTGGACGCCGAACATGCCGGATGAGCAATTCAAGGTGACCTGGGTCGATGCCGGCCGCGAGCCCTCCCAAATGCCGAACCCCGAATTCCCAGACGGGATCGACATCGTGGGCGCCGACTTGGAAAAGCGCCACTGCAAGGTCGAGCTTCCCTACCCTGCGAATCGTTGCGGCTACTACCGCATCGAGTGCCGGGTGTGCGGGGTGCGGATCGGCGTCACGACCGCCGGCCGCTACGATGATCCGCGCTCGGCCACCTTCAACTGCAAGCTCCCGACGCCGGCGCCAGACCCCAAACCCAAAAAGGCGCATTAGAGTTTTGTTGAGTGAAATTTAAGGGCAATATCGCCCTGCCAATCGGAGATCTGTCATGCGAGCCACGATTCTGTCCCTCGCGCTTTTGGCCTCACCGGCTTTTGCGCTCCCGGATATCAACCTCTCGGGCTGCTACCTAGCCAGCCTTCGAAACGTCCCCTGCGTCGCCGGGCAAACCCAAAACGTCAACTGGGTGTCGACCTCCCCCGCCACGCCGCCCGCGATCCCTGCGGGCGCCCCCTCCCGCGGGACGAGCGTCCTCACCGTGAACTCAGAATTCCCCGTGTACATGAACTGGGTGTTCACGGCCTACTCGCCTGCGGCCTTGAATGCCAAGATGGAACTCGTGACGAGCATCGACCTCGCGCGCTTCTCATCCGCCTACTGGTCCGCCTCCCCGGGGGGAAGCCTCTCGACGATCAATGCGCTCGCGAAGGCAAAGCTCACCGCCGCGAACTTCGCCAAGTGGCAGGCCGCCTTCAATCCGGCGAACCCGACGACGTTGAAGCAGTCCTATGCCGCAAGCATCAAGGCGGGGATCAACCCCAAGGTCCAATGGGGCCTCTGGTCCGCCTCCACCCCGACGGTCGATATGACGATGCGGGAGATCTACACCGAGTTTCTCTTCACGAGCGCGGAGACCGAGGTCGAAGCCCTGATCGCGACCGCGACCTTCATGACTTTGCAGCTCCACGTCGCAGCCGGGGTGGGCTACGCGATCGGGACGGGCTTTTATGCGTTTGCGAGCACCGTCAATCCGAACTACAGCTACGATTTGATCACGACCTACGGGGACGATGAGTTCACCGACTACGGCTCCCCGAGTGGGGTCGTGACCATCGACTGGGATGGCCTCGTGACCAATTGGGACGATGTCTTAGGGGATCTGACCTACTGGGACCTCGGGGACTACTAGGCCATGAGCATCTACTGGCGGTTCGAGCTCGCGCTCTTGGTCGTGCTCCTCGCCCATGAGATCGCGACGGGGACGCTTCGGCGGGTATCGACGGTGCCCTTCGGGCGATTGCGCGAGGGCTTCAAGGGGCATCCCACGATGGGCAAGTGGCTCTTGGCCCTCGCGGCCTTGATCCAGCTCGCCGAGCTTCTGGTCTGGCTCAAGAGTTGATCACCCCTTCGGGGCGCGCTGAAGGATGTCAGCGCGCCCCCTTTTAACTGGAGGACACGATGAGCGAGGAAACCGAGCCCAAGGCGAAACCCATTCCGGAGAACAAGACGGCGGAGAAACAGGCCCAGGAGATCCGGCGCCTGCGGGGCTATGTGGCCGCCTTCAGGCTCTTGGCTGACCGGACGAACGAGCTTCGCATGGTCGCCCGGAAGATCGTCGCGGCCGAGCCCTTAGGGATGGTCGGCGTCGATGCGTACGAGCGCCGGCTCCTCAACTGGCGGATGGACCTGAAGACCGCGCTCGATCGGATCGCGGAGGCCGAGAAGCGCACCGAAGAGAAAGGCCCATGACCGTCATCACCCCGCCCGACGACACCCACGATGGCGATGGGATCTGGTGGAAGGGCAAATGGCATCAGAATATCGAGGGGATTCAAGTGAGCGCAGAGCGGGATGTGAACGAGGCGATCGCGACCGCGGATTTTGCCTACGATGCGAGCTATGAGACCCATTGCCTGAAGGTCCTCGCCCAGGCCGTGAGGAGCCTTCGCCGCGAACTCGCGCCCTTAGGGAGCGCCCAACAGGTCTACCAGCGCGGCTGGGATGCGGCCGCCCGGCTCTATTGCCAGGAACTCGAGCGCCGGCCAAGCGTTGATCAAAGATCCACCGTGAACCAGGAGCTCCTCGAGGCCGCCCGGGCGCAGCACAACGCGATCGACATCCTTTTTGCCAGGTTGATCATGTTGAGCGGTCGCCATACGCCGGAGGAGCCCTTCTTTCCGTCGACTTCCGGCCTTCCGTGGGAAGCGATGATGCGCGGACAGGCGGCGATTGAGGCGGCGGAGAAGGCTCTGAAGGTATTATCCGAGGCGCACGATAAATCACCCCCTCGGAGCCCCCCATGAAACTGATTGCCCTCCTTGCCCTCTTTCTCGCAGGCGCATCCCAAGCGCAGACCGTAATTTCCGTCCAGGCCTGTACGCAGCCCGGTACCCCCCCGACCGCCGCGACCTTGATCCCCGGCGCCGTCGTACCGATCACGACGCCGGTCGCCGTGGAGGTGACCCAGTCCCCCGGATTGAGCGAGCCCCTCTGTCAGCTCCTGTCGGCGACCCCCTCCACCTGGGCGGTGCGAAACTCGAGCAACGGCACCAATTGGGGATGGACGACCCTCTCGAGCTTGAAATTGGGCACAGCCTTCCCCTCGACCACGGTGCAACTGCCCGTGACATGGAGCGCCGTGACGGCCTTCACCAACGGGGCGGCTGTCACCATCCCCTTGACCTATAACATTTACCGGGGCCCGAGCACGACTGCGCTCGTCCAGATCGGCAGCAGCACGACCTTGGGCTACACGGATACCGCGGTCGCCGCCGGCACGACCTATTTCTATGCCATCACGGCCACCTGTACGGGATGCACCGAGTCTGCGAAGAGCGTGGTCGTCTCAGGCGTGCCCGTGGTGCAGACCTTGACCCCCCTCGCCCCTACGGGCGTCATTGCCAAATAGGAGAGATGTCGATGCCCACCATGCGTGAGACCCGCGTCCCCGTGGAGCGCACCCGAGCCGAGATCGAGCGGCTCTTGGGGCGCTTCAAGGCCACCGGGTTTGCCTACGGCTCGGAGGTCGGACGGGCCATGATCGGTTTTCAAACCAAGGAGCGGCGGATCCGCTTCATGCTGCCCTTGGTCGCCAAGCCCGCCATGTCCCAGAAACAGGTCGAGCAGATGGTCCGCTACCGCTGGCGGGCGCTTTACCTCACGATCAAGGCGAAGCTCGAGGGCATCGATGCCGGCATCGAGACCTTCGATGAGGCCTTCATCGCCCACGTCGTGATGCCCGACGGCAAGACCCTGGCCGAGCACGCCATTCCCTACATCAAAGAGGCCTACGCGAGCGGAAAGGTCCCGGCGCTCGCGTTTGGGACGTAATGGCAAGGATCAACCTCGCCCGCGAGCAGGGCATGGAGCGCCGCCATGGTTGACGTCACCCGGCTGCGGGACATTCGCCAGGTCAATGCCGAGATGATCTGCTGGCTCACGGTGCACGGGAATCTTTGCTTGGCACTCCGTCACCCTTCGAATGTGGGCGAGTCCCGGCGTATTGCCATCAGAATGCTCGAAACGATCTCGCGGCTCATCGTCGATGCGGGGGTAATGACCCAGGAGGAAATCGATGCGGCAAGCGAGTACGAAGTCCAGGAGGGCGGCCCCTGGTTTGGTGCGCCGCGGGCATGATAATCTCCGCATCACTCCGTCGCATAAACGCGCGGGTGTCCCCGGTTATGAATCCTGCAAGGTGAGCGCTCGAGGCGAAGCCGATAGGAACCGGATCAGTGGCACCCATACCTCGCCAGTCCCACTGGTTGGAATGCCCCCCGATAGGGGGCTTCGATCTCTCTAAGAGGCCAAAACCCCGAAGGAGACCACCGTGGATGAATTCGGCTTTCGCAATAGCCTGAGCAACGTTGTTCTGATCGTATTCGGCGTAGGACTGGGACTGATTGGCATTTCGCTGATCTATTCCGGCCATCCACACATCGGATTTTACGCAATGGGAATGCAGGGCGGATGTGTCATCGCAAGGTTTGTCCTCATTGCAGCTATCGTGCCGTCTTCTTCGCTGCCCGGTAGCTCCGTGGGCGGCCCGACACTTTCCAAACCCGGAGATGAGCAATGAATATTCAACGACCGGCGCATGGAAAAGGTAGCGAATTGGTCGGACGGGAAAGTCCTTGGGTTTCAAAAGTGGGCGGCTCATCTGACGGTAGAGCAGATTCGGAAGATTCTGGAGCACTGGGAAAAACATCATCCGGAGTTGCTCTCCGCGCGCTAATGGATGCGGCTCACGAATACGAATGCGCGATTGCCGCCCTGGGAGCAATGAGGGAATCTGGAATGCTTTCGCGCTCTGAGTTCAGATACCAAATGTGTGAATCACGCAAGGAATTGGATTTGGTACGCGCCGACTGCTGCACCGGGCGCCTAAATAGGTGCAGCGCTTTCAATCCAGAGGTATCCAAGTGATCTATTGCACGGAATGCGGAAAGGTCATGGAGCACCAGCTAACTCGCAAGGGTCAGGGCGCTCACACGTATCAACTCTATACCTGCGATCGGTGCCGGGTGAGGTGCGCCGTGGAGACTCAATTTTACTACGACGCGGATATGACGCCCGCTCGTGTCCGCAAAAGGGTCGAATTCTTGGAGTATATGGGTGCCGAATGTGCGCAGGACTGGCAAAAGATCGAGCGGCTTCTGGCCCGCGTGAAGGCGCTTGAGGACGCGATAAATTTGACGCTATCGGGTAAAGCGGGCTACTGGCCCGATGTTTTGAGAGCGGCGCTGAAGGGCTCCGCGAACGATGGATCAGGAGACGTATGAAGATCGACCCAAGCATTCCATTGCTGCGCGAGCACATCCGTGAGCTTGAGGCGGCGCTGCGCTTTTACACGGACGCATTCCCCGCCTTCCGCTCAAAGCCTGTCGGTGCGCCGGGGAGCATTGAGCGTCAGGCACAGGACGCCCACATAGAATGGGAAACAAAGGCACTGAGAGCGCTCGATGGAGAAGCAGATGCCTGATTACTCGAAAGGATCGGTCTCATTGACCGAGACCAAGGTGTTCCAAGATTGGATCGCCGCCAAGGGACATCGCTGGCCGCCGTTCAACCTGACCGAGCGCGATTCGCTCGTGTGTCAGTTCCAACGCGAGGGCATGGAAGAGTATCGGCGCACTCACAGCGGAGAGGGAAAGCCATGACGATACCTGCGCCTGAAAAGCGATACCCACCATTCACGCGAGAATGGTGCGAGGAGATCGCGAAGCGTGAGGGGGATGGGCCGATCACCGCCGGCGTGCCGGATATTCCTTGCACGTCGTGCGAGGGAACCGGCTTCGTTACGTGGGAGGAAGGCACTGACGACAAGACGTACCCTTGTCCGAATTGCTCTGAGTCTGATGATCTGAGCCCGATGCCATGAGTTTTGACGAACAACCAGACGTTGATCCGCATGGCGAATGTGCTTTAGAGATCGCCCATCTCGAAGCGCGGATTCAGAAGGTCCGAGATTTTCTTCGCGATCAGTGGTCGCGGATTCCAGCAGTACCACACGCTCAACCGGGTAGCTATGATCGCGGCTACCAAAACGGTATTGGTGATGTGCTGCGCGGGCTCCAAGTCGCCATTACAACGTGCTCTACCTCCGATGCCACCTCAGAGCCCGTGCCTCCTGGCCGGCCGGCCGCTGTCGAGGGGGATACCGAGCTCGTTCAATATCCGGTATAGGTGCGTGCGGTTGACCCCTGAGCGACGGGATGCCTCTACGACGCAGCCTGCACAGCGCTCAAGCATCTCGAGCCAATAGGCCCGTTTCATGGATTGGACGGCTTGGAAATAGGCAGGCATTGGCCTAGAGTCCGCCTCATGGACCGTCGTACATTTATATGGGGCGTGGCTGTGGCCCCCGTGCTTCTTGCCCCGGGGTTCACGTCCCTCGATGCGCCGCTCGAACCCGTGCCCCGCGAGGCGTGCTCGTTTGGCAGTGTCGATCCTCTCCCGTTCAACGCCCCCTCTGCTCAACTCTTTGCACTCCTCGAAGAGATCAAGTGCCAAGTGTACGACGTCACGGGTGTTCCTTCGGAGTACCTGAGATGTTGACCCGGCGCCGCTTCGTCGGATCTCTCGCCGGACTGACTGCTCTGACCGCGCTCGCCGGCGCGGGCCTGCGGCCGCCGAAGCGCGCCGATGTCGACGTGAGCCAGTACCTCGCTGATCCGAACGGCTGGCGCCTCGAGGGATGGAATTATTCGAACAACCTCGCGACCGCGACTGAGCTCTCCGAAAAGGTGCTCGAGGACATGCTGCGCGAGCTCAGCTTGCACGGCCATGCTTGGATCCGCATCCAGCCCAACAAGCTGATCGTACCGCCGCAGCTCCTGGAGCGCGCGGAGTACATCATGACGCACCGGCCGAGCCTCTTTAGGCGGGCGATGTGGTGGCTTTTTCCGGAGCCCGCCTGATGGTCGGCCATGGCCCGCGGTCTTTTGCCTCGGTCGATGTGGCTAAGGCCGGCGGCGATGAGACCGTGGCGACCCTATGGGAGCAGAAGGCCGACGGCACCCTCAATCTCCTCGACAACGCCATGCTCACGAATTGGCCGCGTCTGAGGCTTCACTTCGATGGCAAGAAGGCCATCCGCCGCCGACGGTACCTTCGGATGATGGCGCGGCGCCGATGAGCACCCGAAGCCGCGCGAACCCCTGGTTTCGCCCCGTCTTGCCCATTGCCTATGCCATCCGTGATGGCCTGGTGGCCGATGTGGGGGTAGAGACGCTGATACGACCCACCATTCTTGCCGCGGACGGGGAACCCATCCGGGATGAAGCCACCTATGAGCAGATGTGCCGCGCGCGGGTCCGGGCGATGGTGCGCAGCCGTCTCGATAACAAGATCGTCTTGACCGCCCGGCTCTTGGATCCCGCCTTCGATGAGGAATGCCTCGCCCTGTGCCCCGAGCTCGGGCGCTTGGACCCGGTGACAAGCGGTGCGCTCCGGGAAACCTTCGATCGCATCCATGCGACTGACTGACCTCTCGCCCCGATGGCTCTCCTCGGACGTCTTCAGTTTCCTCTGTCCGCACTGCTGCCAGGTCTTGCTCACCTGCAAGCGGGTGGTATTGACCCATCGGCAACAGTGCGAGCTCTGGCGGGAGGTCTTCGGGTGGGACGAGGAGGACAACGAGGCGAATTTCGGTGGGGTGACGGTGGTGCTCTGCAAGGAGACGTGCGCCTGGACGATATCGGGGGAAGACTTCGATACGCTGACGGTGACCCCCTCGATCGATGCGTCGGCTTCCGGTCATTGGCACGGCTTCCTGACGGCAGGGCAGATCGTGGGCGGCGTGTGACTCAGTACGAGGTCCACACTATCGTCTTGGATGATCCGCTTGCGGATTTAGCGCTCACCCCGGAGGATGAGCGCAAGATGCGCGAGTGGTGGGAGAAGGCTCTCGACCGCTCGATGCGTGAAGTTCTCGAAGGCAAACTCAAGGATACCCCATGAACATTTGGGTCATCGCACTGATTATTTTGATCCTCCTCGCCGTGGGCGGCGGCTACGGCGGCTATTACCCGCACACCTACGGCTTCGGCGGCGGGGGCCTTTTGCTCCTGATCCTGATCGTGCTCCTGGTCATGGGGAGGTTGTAAGACAGTCCCATGACCAGGTTCGATCGACGGCGGGAGCCCGCGGAAACCCCGCGCTTTGCGATGAACATGCATCCGGGGGTCAAGCTCTTAAGATCCCAGGGCCACGAGGTCCATGGGAACTTCGACACCCAAACCATCCAGGTCGATGACTATCCCGAGATGACTGTCGGGGAGTTCCAGGCCTTCATCCGAGGGTACGCCTTGGGGCAGAAGGATCGGGCGCTCGCATGAGCGGACGCCGGCGCATCACGGATGAGCCCTTGGACTATTCGGAAGAGTTCGAGATCCCCTTAAACGAAGATGCCGATGCGATCGGCAAGCAGTACCGGATTGGCGAGGAACTGCCGCCTGAGTTGAATCCGCCCGTCGACAACGATGAGGACGACGGAGGCCTCGAGGAGCTCGATTTCAACTGATGCCCCCTGCCAGCCGCTGGCATGTTGGTTTAAGCGTCTCCCCTGCTATCGTCGCCCTCGCCTCACCTCTTCCCTCTTCTTCCGAGGAGCGCGCCCGCCTTGGCGTACGAATCTTCCGCGACCACCCTCCCTGACCGAAAGACCGGCGTCTCGACCTACGATGGCTTAACCATCGAGCGGGCCCCGGACGGGACGACCTCGGTCGAGGGCCCGGGGGTCCTGACCGCCCGTATCCCCAAAACCGGGGACTTCGATGAGAACTTGGCAGAGGACATGGGCAACCACGAGCGAAAGCTCCTGGCCATGCGCTTAAAAGAGTTCGCCGAAGTCGACAAGATGAGCCGCAAGGATTGGGAGCGACGCGAGAAGTCCGCTCTCGAGATGCTGGGGATCAAGGACAACGTCGACCCCGAATCCGACGAGCAGGAGGACGGCCACTCCGTCACCCACCCCGCCTTGATGGAGGCGACGGTGCGCTTCCAGGCGAACGCGATCGTCGAGCTCTTCCCCCCCACGGGGCCCGCCGAGACCAAGATCCTGGGCAAGTCGACCCCCGCGAAGACCCAGCGGGCGATGCGGATTCGCACGTTTTTAAACCACTACCTGACCGACGTCGACGAAGGCTACTTCAACGACACCGACAAGATGTGCATGTACCTGCCCATGGGCGGGAGCTCCTTTCGCCGCGCCGCCCAGGACTTCACCACCGGCCTCCCCATCCTTCGCCACGTGATGGCGACCAATTTCCTGGCTCCCTACGCCGGCACCGATTTGAAATCGATGCCGCGCTACGCCTGGAAGTTCACGATGACGGGCGAGGACATCGACCGGGCGATGCGCATCGGGATGTTCTTGGACATCTACCTGCCCACCCCCTCCCCGCCGATGCCCGGCATGGCGATGCATGCCCCTTCCGCCGATCAGTCGGACCTTCGCGTCTCGAACATGCACGAGCGGGATCGCTTGTACGAGATGCTCGAGTACCACATCGATTTGGAGTGCGAGTGCGACCCGAAGGGCGCGGGCGCCGCACGCTTAAAGGACGGGGACACGGGGCTTCGGCCCTACATCGTGGTGGTCGATGCCTCGAACGACCAGATCTTGATGGTCCGGCGCAACTGGCGCGAGAAGGACAAGCAGCACAAAAAGCGAATCTGGTTCGCGCATCACCAGTTTCTGCCGGGCTTGGGCTTCTACGGCTGGGGCTACCCCCACGTCATCGGCTCCTTGGGGATGGCCGCCTCCGGCGCCGTGAACGCGCTCTTGGATGCAGCCCTTGCCGCGAACTTCCAGGGAGGATTTGTCTCGAAGGAAGCGAAGATCGCGGGCGAGTTCAGATTGGAGCACGGGGTCTGGCAGCAGTGCGACTCCTCCGGCGAGGATCTCGCCAAGTCCTTCTTCACGCCGCCCTTCAAGGAGCCGAGCCCCGCGCTCTTCCAGCTCCTCGAGGGCCTGGTCAACGCCGCGCAGCGCTTCACCGGGACGACCGATGCGGCGGTGGGCGATGGCAATAACACGGGCCCGGTGGGCACGACGGTTGCGCTGATCGAGCAGGCCCAAAAGCCGATCAACGCCATCCACAAGCGCCTCCACGTCTCGATGTGCCAGGAGCTTCAGATGCTCTGCGAGCTCATCGAAGACTTCATGGATGATCGGTACGACTACAACATCGGGGACGATGCCCAGTTCCTGCTGAAGTCAGACTTCGCCCCTGGGGTCGATGTGGTCTCGGTCACGGACCCTGCGATCTCCTCCGACACGCAGCGCATCATGAAGGGGCAGGCGGTCCTCGATTTACAAGCCAAGGACCCGAGCCTCTTCCCGCCGAAGAAGCGCGCGGCCGCCTACCGCCGGTTCCTGGTCGCCTTGAAGGTCCCGAACATCGATGAGATAGGGCCGGAGGTCAAAACTCCGCTCTATCTCGATCCTGTGGCCGAGAACGCCAATATCTTCGCAGGCCTCCCCGTCCAGGTGTACCCGCAGCAGGATGACCAATCCCATATCACGGTGCACACCGATGGCCTGCAGCGAGCCGCCGCCTTGTACCCGCCGGACGTCTTCCAGCAGACCATCCAGCCGGCCATGCAGGCCCACATCCGGGATCACATGGCAAAGGCCTACTACAAACAGGTGATGCAGGCCGCGGGTCTTCAACCCCGCTTCGATGCCGATGGGCACCCGACGGGCTTGGACCCGACCACCGAGCAGCAGATCACCGCCCGCGTGGTCTCGATCATCGGACGACTCCCGCACCCGCAGCCAAAGCCCGGGACCCCATCCGCCGAGCAGCAACAGATCCAGCAGAAGCTCGCCATGGAGAAGCAGGCCGCCCAGCAGAAGATCGATCAGCAGGAGCAGGCCTTCCAGGCGGAAGAGGCCCGAAAGCAAATCGCTTTCGACAACGAAGAGAAACGCAAGGACCTGGCGCTCTTGAACCAGGAGGCAAGGATCGATATCGGCGCCGTCACCGAAGGCATCCGCGACGCTGCGAGCGCCCAGCAGACCATTGTCCAGGCGCACGCCGAGCACATCCAGGACCTGACCCACGCCGCCCAGGGCCATGAGCAGCAGCTCGAGCACGGGGACGAGGAGCACCAGGTCGGGCTTGCCCACGACATGCAAAGCCACGACCAATCCCTCGAGCAGAGTCAGGAGCAGCACGAGCAGGGACTCGACCAGGGCGATGAACAGCACGCTCAATCCCTCGAGCAGGGCGCCGAATCGCACGATCAG